GTTACCTTGTGCCGCTTCTGTTGTGGTTGCTGCCTCTCGCCCGTTGTAGCCGGGAGAAAGTTCGTCTTTATCAAGAAGCAAGGGTGGCTGTTCTGATATTTTAGGCATTGGTTTTGGCGCACCGCACTCAACACAAGTACGAGCATCTATGTCGTTAACAGCAACGCACTGATCACAAATCCATATTTTGTCATCATCAGAATCATCTTCTGGTTTGTATGGCCTAGCCGTATCGATGCAACCATGGCGCTGCATGTTCTCGCCATAGTCCAGCAGCATGCAGTCTTTCTTATCGCCCCATGTCCGCATGCCTCGACCACATATCTGCACATACAAACCCAGAGACTTGGTGGGTCTGAGCAAAGCGATGCAGTCTGTGCGTGGCGCATCCCACCCCTCAGTCAACACAGCGACGTTACAGAGCGCGTTTACGACACCGTTCTCAAAGTCCTCAAGTATCTTCTTGCGCTCTTCAGGGGGCGTTTCTGCCGTCACAACGGCGGCTTCTACACCTGCATTGCGCAAATACATGCACATCTTGTTCGCATGGGCCACAGTGATACAAAAGAACACACTGCTTAGTCTGCCTTTGCTGTACGCTTTGTCGATCCAATCACCAACAATCGCCAACATGGTCTGATCTTCCATGGCAAGGTGCTCAATATCCGACTCACGGTAGTCGCCACCTTTGAACTTGACCCTGGCAGTAGATGCATCGATCACGGCTTCAGATGCAACCTGATAAGCTGACAATCGACACAGATACCCGGCCTTGATGAGTTCTGGGATGGTGACCCTATGGGCCACACCTCCAAAGAAGTGATCGTCAAAACCATAAATGAACCCTTGGCCCATACGATATGGAGTTGCCGTCACGCCCAAGACTTTTGGTGCGTAGTGTTGAGTGGAATCGAAGTGATCAAAGATCTTGCGATACCGACTCCGCTTTTCTGGCCCAACGTGGTGAGCTTCATCAACAATTATGTAGTCGAACTCTCCAGCTTTATCTAACCGCTTTGGCGTTGCCAGGGTGTCCCGACTAGCAATCACGATAGGCTGATCCGAATCAAACTGTTTCAATCCCGCAGCCAACAACCCGCTTGGCGCACAAGGCCACACGGTCTTCAGCTTTTCATCTGCCTGGCTGATGAGCTCCTGCCTGTGAGCAAGAATCAGCACACGACTGTCACGGTTTTCTTCAAAGATCTTCTTGATCATTGAGGCGAAGACAACAGTCTTGCCAGAACCTGTGGGTAAAACAATTAACGGGTGAGTGTTCTGGGTATCGAACCAATGGAAAGCAGCATCAATGGCTTCTTGCTGGTAATACCTTAGCTTCATGCTCGGCCCTCTTTAGTCCACAGTAAGTGCGCGCCCAATAGGTTCTAGCCCATGGCGATAGGTTGTGACGGTGCAAGATGCGAAGCACAGCTTGTTCTCTTACAGCGTTTTGGTTTTCACATTGATTCAATGGCATATCATTTCCTCCTCTGATGATTCGGGATCATCAACTGACAACATGCCTTCATCAACCAACCTGCGCAGGGAGCCTCGGTCAGTGAAGTGAAGGTGATAGGTAAACGAGATCACAAACACAACTTCCATCAACACATCTTCTGAGATGTTGCCGTCTTTCATTGCGTTTACAAACTTACTCAAAGCCTCTGAAGCAACCGTATGCTCATCGCTCTGCCAGTTAAATTCAAAATCTTGGTGGTCATCCATGAGATTCCTCCTTGATCAGCCAACCCAAATAGACGTTGGCTTTCTGCAAGTCTTCCAACTTGTTTTTGTTTTCATAACGCCAGATATATTTCATGACGTTCCCTTTAAGATAACCATTGAAGGCGGCAGAGGACATCGACGCCTTGATGGCCTCAATGCACTCTATGCCACCGTCTTTGGTGTAGTGCCCCGGCTGATTTACCATGTCTGGCGAATCACTCATCAGGCAATCTCCACACCCCAATCTGGCCATCCAAGATTCGAGTGGTCACTTTCATACCGCGACGTTCCAAGAACATCTTCAGCCCGTTAGAGTCGTTGCGCGTTTCAACAAACACGCACTCTCCAACCTTGATGTCTACGAACTTGCCCCACCTGGATCTGATATTGCTCTTGCCTGAACTCTTGTCAGGTATCGGTATGTCACTAAAGATTGTTTCAATCTCTTTCATCACATGCCCTCAATGTTTTGGAACCTAACGTCTACGATGACTTCATCATCAGGCCAGCCGCCAACTTTGGAGTACAACTCGGTGATGGATCTCGCAAGCTGATACACCTTGCCGAAACTTTCCGACAACATTTTTTCCCGCCGCGCATTGTTTTCTTCGCGGGTTTCTTTTTCCTGATCCCATCTCCAATTACCCTGCAGAATCGGTATCGGTATCGTGCAGACACGTTTGCGCACATTGTCTACTTCATACAAACAGCCAGTAGAGATCTCAATCAGAGCTTCTGCATTCTCTATCCAGTAAGCGTTTTCAGGATCAACAACTTGGTATTTGTCTGCAAAATCTGGGTCAGCCACTTGGCACGCATGCAACTCTTTGTTTGCTTCAACAAGCGACTGCCTAATTAACTCATGAGCTTGATTACCGCTTTCAATACGTTCTTCAAGATCTTTAATGCGAGCACGAAGCCCTTCATTAGAATCAGGCGATGGCTTTTCAACCTTTTCAGGGTTAGCTCCTAGCCAATCCACATATTTTTCCATGGTTTTTAAAGCAGGTTTAACGATCTCGCCGTTTAAAAACTGCTTGACTGAGCTTGGATCAACGCCAATTGACTTTGAGATGTTGGCTCGAGACGCAGACATTTTTATACCTTTGTCAGCAGCCATTGCTACCACATGAGATTCCAGCGATTTACGCGCAAAGCGCAATGTCTTTTCAGAGTGCAAGTTCATATCAATTCCTTTTGCTTTGGGGTTTAGTAAGTCCCGCCTGTGGGCACGCGGACGGGAACGCGCAGGATGGGTGATGAATCCCATGCCCTGACCATTAGCCACCCCAATCTACATTGGTGGTGTTCAGTCCCGGCGCAGGGGTTGCCTGTGCCTGTTGTGGTGCTTGTGGCTGCGCAGTTACAGGTGCAGAAGCAGATCCACCCTTGAAGGAAGAGATCTTGTTCTTGGCCGCATAACCGTTGTTGCCTTCTTCAATCGCCACGTTAGCAGTGAACTGCTTACCCATGGCTCCACGCATCATGTCAGTGTTGACAGTCTGCGTTGCATCACCACCTGTCGCATTGATGAAAGACTTCAACCGTCCCAGCCCCACAGGGTGAGTAAGTGTGAAGTTCTCCCAGATCTTACGACCTGCATAGCTAGGGCCAACGACGTTGTACTCGACCTTCAAGTAAGCGTTACCCGCCTTTGAAGTCTCCTCGCTGTACACAGCTCCCGCTAGGGTGTACTCGCCAGCTGGCATGGGTTCTGATACCCCACCTCCTGACTCATCGATGTTACTGACATCGATACCTTGATCTAATAAGCCCATGGTTCCTCCTATGCGGCTTCGTTATTGTTTATTGGCACACCAAGTGCAGCGCCATAAGCATCTGCAAATGATTGCCAAGAGAATTCGATCTTCGATGGAAGATCTAAACGAGACTTCGCGTCATACGCTGCAGCAAACTTGGTAAATAAACCTCGGTTGCCATAGCTCACACCGCGAGCCTTCTGACCATCTTTGATCAAGGTGGTTTCGTAGTTTGCGAACAAGTTGAAGTCAACCCAATCCTTGATCAGGGCATTCACCTTCTTGTTGCAACGCATCTCCCATCGATCATAAGGTTCCAGTTCTGGATCCTTGTACGACTTAGATGCAACGTGACTCAATAGAATCACATTCATGCCACGCTGCTGGAAGCATACGTTCAGGCCATTCAACAGGTTCAACCAAGCATTCTCTTCGGCAACGTAAAACGCACCGTATCCTGCTTTGGGGTCTGCCGCCGATGACCAACCGTTCTTCTCACAGACGTTCGCTTCACCAAGCTTGGCTGCAGCATCAGTAGTATCCAAGACAACTGTCTTGTACCCATGCTCTTCCATGGCCAGCGTCTTCACCTGCTCCAAGATCTCTTCCCAAGGGTTCGCCTGGGGAAACCGAGCAGCGTTGATGAAAGAGAGGCCGTCTTCCGCTTGTATGAAGATAGCGTCAGGAGCGTGCGCTCCAAACGTGGACTTACCAATACCATCTGTACCTTGGATGTTCATCCGTACAGGGGGCATGGTCACATCAGGATTGATCTCCCGATGGGTGGTAACTTGATTGAGTAAACTCAAAGTTACACCTCCTCTTCTGGTTGGTTAAGTTTATCTGGGTCAATCGACTTGACCCGCTCTTTGCCAAGCTTGATCGAATGACAAGCGTGGTAACCCGCAGCGTCAGTCGGGTGAGCCATAGCCCACGCCGTGAACGCACGCATGTCCACTTTGTATTTGATCTCTTGGGTTACAAACGAGGGCCACTTATCTCGTGGCGTTGACTCCAGAACCTCATCCAACATTGATTGATCCCAAACGTGATCACGCTTGATCTCAACGGTAATGCCGTTCTGTGTTCTTTCGCCGCCTTCGTTGTTCAGGGGGAGTAGAAGTTGACTCACTTCTTTCTGGTCTAGGAGCTCGCGTTCAACCGACTTGATATGTCGCTCGACCTCTTGCTTCTTTTCTTTAGCGCCATGCAGTTGCAACGCCAGACACTTCATCCGTTCGCTCATTCCAATCTCACTTCTTCTCTCTACGAAACGGAATGTAATGCATGGAACAAACGCTTGCAACAAATAATTAAACTTTTTTGTTGAAACAAAACTTAGATGGATAGAGAATGTGACTTTCCACTAATCGACAAATGCAATGAAGACGATTGAAAAGAATTTGGAAGTGCCTCCCCATCCTACGAAGGGACAAGGTAAGTGGCAAATGCTTTTGAAAAAAATGGATGTAGGCGACAGCTTCACGCTTATGCACGATGAAGATCCGCACGGGTACATCTATAGATCAATACGCATTGCAGCCAAGTCAATCGGCATGAAGGTTAGATCAGGCACAGATGAAGACAAGAATAGAATAGTGAAGCGGGTTATTTGATGATGCCATCTTTCCTACCAGCAGGGGTCAACGGCGCGGAACTAGCGCCCGAAGCTAAGCTAGAACTCCTGCACGACATGTGGGAGAACGGGATGCACATCATCCCATGTGGCTCACCAACAGAGGCAGTGCCGCAATACTTCAGAACCAGGCATCCCTTCGATACTGAAGATGCACTGAAAGCCAAGTGGGCCAAGACACCACGAGTCAAATGGCAGCACTACCAAAAGATCCAGCCATCACGCGAAGAGATTCAGCAGTGGCACACCCAATACCCATCCGCTAACTGGGCAGCAATCACAGGCATCACGTTTGCCGTGGTCGATGTGGACAAAGAAGAAGCTGTCGAGTGGGTAGAGCAGGGCAACATCAGCCGTACCCCGCTCAAGCAAACATCACCCCGTGGTGGCGTGCATTACTTCTATTCGCTGGGCAGTGAACTCATCCGCAACAGCGTGGGCCTCAACAAGATAGACATACGCGGCGATGGTGGATACATCATGGTCGCACCCAGCCATGGCTACAACATCGAATTCGATAGCAACTACCCCATGTCCAGCATGGAAGATCTGCCCGTTCTTGTGCAAGACGATCTGCAGAAAGTGCACATGTACAACAACGGCGGCAAGGTCGAAAGCATTCGCGAGAAGCTGACCGAAGACCCCAAACAAGAAGGGAGCCGCAACGATACCCTGGCACGCTTGGTCGGCAAGTGGGTGAAAGAAGGCTGGGGTATGCGCGAGGTCATGATCAAAGCGCAGGATTGGAACCAATCATGTTTCCCTCCCATGGATCTGATCGAAGTCACACGCACCACCATCAGCATTGTAGGTGGCCACATCAAGCGGCACCCAGATGATGTCGATGCAGGTGTCATGCAATGGCAGACATCCAAGTGGCAGACAGATATCAATGACGATCTCAAAGAGATTCAGTCACAAGAAGATCCGCTAGATGAACTGAAGCGAGAAGGCGAAGAGAAACAAGAACAAGGCCCACTCGGACTGCAGCCGTTCAGTGCAGCCGAATGGCATGACATGAACGACGATGGCATCGACCAGTACTGGGGTGATGCATTCATATTCCAGAAGAGCCGGGTGCTGCTCCTGGGTAAGCCAAAGATAGGTAAATCAAACTGGCTTGGTGCATTCGCAGCAGGTGCAACAACAGGCACCGACTTCATGGATGTGCCGTTCAATCGCCCACTCAAAGTGATGTGGTTCCAGGCAGAGATCATCGCAGAGTTCTTGAAACGCCGTATCGAAACCTATTACAAACGGTTCGCAGGGGACGATGACCTCATCCGCATGGGGCACAACAACCTGATCATCAGTGGGCGGCTGCGCAAGAACCTGATGAAAGACCAAGACATCCAAGCGTTCTCTGATGAGATTGCATTCCACAACCCAGACATCGTCATGATTGACCCCATCATCAACTTCTTTGATGGTGAAGAGAACTCCAACACAGAGATACGCAAGCTCATGGACAGAGTCGATATGCTCATGGAGATGAACGACGTTGCCGTGATCCTCGCACACCATACAGGTAAAGAACGGGCAGACGATAAGTCATTCATGTCTGCTCGAGGTGGCTCCGTGTTCGCAGGATGGTTCGATTCTGGTGTTAAACTCAGCGGACAGAAACCTGATGTGTCGATCTTCTATGAAGCGCGTAACGCACAGGAGCCCAAAGAACATCTGGCTAACTTCGACTTTGAGCAGGGCCTGTGGCAGGTCAACGAGTTCACGCAGCGCAACACTAGGCCGCAACTAAGCGAAGAGGATGAAGTACTTATCGCAGATGTGGTGGTGAACTCCATGAGCAGCACAAAGTTTTACAAGAGAAAAGAGTTAGAGATACTGGCGCGTGAGGCTTTGGGTAAGGCCAAGATGTCAAGTGGAGAGAAGTCGGCGATGAAAGCAGTAAGTTATGTACAGAAGTACAAAGGCAACGTAGTCAAGACACACGCCGTGCCCGGACAGGCGGTGTG